GGTGTCTCATAAGCACCTCCACGTGGTTCGATCCCACGACCCGCTACGCTGGGATAGCTGCTAGCGCAGCGCCGTTTGAAAGACAGCGGAGGTACGACGGGGATAGCGTCCCGCTCCCAACACATGGAAGGTGAACCTACAGGGAATGTGGGCATATCCTGGAAAGATATTGGTGTCTCCGGACATGGATTTCGACTATTCCGCCTTCCGCTGGAATATGGATCCGGTAACGCCCCGTGATGGACGGGAAACGTACTGGGTGCCCCAGTTCTCAAATGCACCGTTAACTCAGCGGTAGAGTGGGATCCTTACAAGATCTTGGCCGGGGGTTCGAATCCCTCACGGTGCACAACAATGCTCGTAGCCTTAAGCCGAGTGGTGCTCGGTAGGATGCTTATCTCATCCCAGGTTCGGGGTTCGATCCCTCCTACGGGCACACACAACGCCAGACGTGAACGATGGTCGTTCGCCTACCTCGTAAGTAGGTTCCCACAGGGTTCGATTCCCTGGTTTGGCTCAAACACCTAACGTGAATGTCCCTAACCGTGACTTGCCTAACAACGACTTCAGCCCAATATTAGGGTCAGACAAGTGTCCAGAGTCAAATTCCCAATGGTGGTTCTTACAGAGAGCCACTAAGTTGTCCAGGTGATTGATCACAGCAACTAACGTGTCGTCGGGATACCATTTGATGTCCTTAATGTGGCACACTTCCACGTGTAGATCATAACCACAAACAGCGCAAGCCATTGGCTTTCCGGACTGGATGTAGGCGGTTCTGGATCTTCTTCTAAGGTGCGGATACAGAGACTTGAAGTTGGCATTTCCTCCTTGTCTAACCTCACCAATCGTGATGGTTTCCCATCTGGAAATTTTCTTAGGTTTAGTTAGCTTCTTCTTTCGCTTGGGTGATACCCTGTTGTTGTATCTGACGGCGCAAGATCTTCCGCAGAACTTTGGATTGGAAGTGTCGGATTTGCACTCAAGACATTTATTCAACATTCGAATATTCTATACCCTGTTATCGGTCTTGTCTTCTAAACAAGTAGCCGTAATGGACCAATGCAGGTTCGATTCCTGTACAGGGTACCAAGGTGTGGCACATGGCACCGTAACACGTTCGTAACATTACGGTATACTGGGTGGATGCATCAACTACTTGTAGCCATTGCGATATCCATCGGATCCTTCCTCCCGTTCGGGTGTTCTCCCGAGCCGGTGCAGAAGGCCCAGAACGTAGAATCAATTGAGGTGGTAAACAGTCTCCCATACGCAATCTTTGAAGCCGCACCGGCTGAAGAGGCGTTCCGTATCGTCACGCAGGAGCGTGGCTGGGCACCAGAAGACATTGAGAAGTGGGTACCATTTGCCTCAGCCGTGATGAAGCGAGAGTCGGGCTACTGTTACAACGTGCGCCGTGGCGCTAGAATGACCGGCACCGGTTGTGAGATGTCACGTCAGGGCCGAGGTAGTGACTCTGGTTTCGGCCAGTTGATTTCGATCCACTACAAGCCCGGACGTTGGCTCTGCGAGCAAGAGGGGCTATGTTCCGCTGACGACATCATCGCTACGCCGTGGGCAAGCATGACGGCGTTCGTTGCTCTGATCGAAAGGAACGGCGCACAGCCGTGGTGCTACACCGCCAAGTTGCGTCGAAGTTCAGTTTGCAGATTGGCTCCGTAGCGAGTAGGCTGGTCTCGTAATCAGCCCTTAGTTTGACAGCCTGGAAAGACAGGCACACGCCAGCATCGTTCAGTGGTAGGACGATTGCCTTGTAAGCAATCTACGGGAGTTCGATTCTTCCTGCTGGCTCCATATGGCTGCGTACCCCAATGGCAGAGGGAACTAGCTCAAACCTAGCGAATGTGTCGGTTCGAATCCGACCGCAGCTACCATGAATCGTGAAGAAAGAAGGCAGTACGGGAGAAATCACTACGCCGCAAATAAGGATGTTTACAAGAAACGGGCGCTTGAGCGAAATGCTCGGATGAGTGGTGAGATGGTTTCTTGGCTTGCAGACTTGAAGTCCTCTATCCCATGTGCAGATTGCGGGAATAAGTTCCCCCCCCGTCGCAATGGACTTTGACCATGTAAACGGTGAGAAGACAATGAATGTCGCCAGATTGGCAAGACAGGCACCGTCGTGGGCGAGGCTGTTCGCTGAAATCCTAAAGTGCGAGATTGTGTGCGCCAACTGTCACAGAGTAAGGACAAGTGATAGGCTCAACACATGATTGAGAACGCAGCAGTATTCATCTCCGGAAACCGTAGGTTCCGTGGAGTCAACGTCGAAATCGTAGACGGCGAAGTAGTCGTCTTGAACCGTGTAAGCGGTGTCGTCATGAATCGGTATCCAGTTGTTGAAGTGGCCAAGGAGGGCATGGCCTGGGACATCACCGACGACGCCACCAACGGTTTGGCACGTCTCGTAGCCCAGCAAGGCTGTGGCTGTTCCGGCATGAAGCCGTACAAGAACGACGACACCTACACAGGCCCGTTCTCACGCTGAAATTCAAACGGTGAACTACGATTGAGTTCACCGTAATGAGTTGGATTGAGGAAGCCGAATGCAAGACCTATCCGAAGAAGCTGTTCACACCCGACATCTTTGATGATGAAGGGAATGAGTGGTTTGACGACGGGACCATCTGGGAAGCATTCGGTGACACCTCGGAGTACTATGACGAGGCCCGCACCGTGTGTGCACGATGCCCCGTCCGTGAACTCTGCCTAGCTGACGCCCTGAACAACAAAGAGCGATACGGAATGTGGGGTGGATTGACCCCAATCGAACGAAGAAGGATCGAAAGAAAGGACCGAAGACAACGGCTGAAAGACAAGCGTGCGCTTGAAGCTACACTAGGAGAACCGACATGATGGATCTGATCACCACAGCACTGACCACACTCAGCAACCCGATGTACGCCATCATCTTGGCGTTGGCCGTGTACTCAATCACCCGGCTGCTGTACAAGGATTCGTTTCCACCAATTGAGAAGGCTCGCAACTGGTTCTTCGACCGTTTCCCACACGACGGGTACTCAACTCTGAAGCGCCCCGTCCGTGGCCAGTGGATCACGATGGGTTCCGGATACCACGTGAACATCGGTGTATGGCAAGGTGAACTGTTGAGTTGTCCTTGGTGCCTGGGGTGGTGGGTGTCGCTGGTCGGCTCCATTCTGTTTCTGTTCTGGCCGCTGCCGGTGATCGCTCTCTGCGTGCCGTTTGCTCTTCGTGTCATTCCAGGAATCATTGAGTCTGTCATAGACTGAATACATGGCCTGTAGTTCGTGTAAGTCTCTTCCTCCCACACCGTATGTGCGTCCTGGACTTCCGACAGTGTGGCAATGGGGACCATTCGCTAACCATGAGGTTGTGGACTACACTGAACTAGAGAATGGGACTCTTCTTCAAGACCAAGAACCGTGAACCGAGGCCACTGGGTGCGATAACAGCCGGTGGTGCTAGCTTCCAGGTTGGTGACTACACCGATTTCACAAAGATCTCTTTGCTACGCCAGAAGTGGCAGCAGCAGGCTTTCGACATCTACGACGCAGAAGGACACCTGTTCTATGCAACCAACTACGTTGGATCTGCCTGCGCTCGTGTTCGCCTTGTCGGCGCAATCAAGCCGAAGACGCACGGTGAACTTGAAGAGCCGACCATCCTGAAGGATGGTCCGGTGGCCGACGCCATCGCAGGTATCGAGTCGCCTTCTGGTGGGCAGTCTGGCTTCCTCCGTCAGATCGGAAGGAACATCTTCCTCACCGGAGAGTCGTGGGTTATTGCTTCCACCGAAACGTACCCTGATGGTAGCGTACAGACGAACTGGGATGCCGTCTCTGTTGACGAGCTAGTCTCTGAGGGCGGAAAGCAGAAGAGACGTAGACTACCTGGACAACAGCCAGAGCCGTTGCCGAACGGTGCGGTGACGTTCCGTCTCTGGAAGGAGCACCCACGGTACAGCCAGCTTGCAGACTCGGGCACACGTTCCTGCATCGAACTACTTGAGAAGATCATCATCCTCAACCGTGCCGAGAAGGCCGTGGCACGTTCACAGCTTGCCGGTTCGGGTATCCTTGCGCTCCCACAGGAACTAGTTCCGCCTGCGTGGCAGAACCAGGCGCAAACCGCCAACCCGATGGAATCAAACCCGTTGTGGCAGGCGCTCGCAGAATCAATGACTGCGCCCCTACAGGACGAGTCAGCGCCGTCTGCCGTCGTTCCTCTTCTACTCGTCGGACCTGGCGAGGTGATCAAGAACATGAAGTACGAGCCGCTGAACCGTCAGTTCGATGCGGCAGCCGCTCAGGCTTCAATCAAGATGGCCATTGAACAGATCGCCAACACGCTGGAACTTCCGAAGGAGATTCTGCTCGGTACCGGTGAAGCGACACACTGGACTGCGTGGTCCATTCGTGAAGACGTGTTCCAGGCCCACATTCAGCCGCTCATTGAGTTGATCTGCGCAGGTCTCACCAGGACGTTCCTGAAGCAAGCGCTGGCCAAGTTCAGCGATGCGGAGTTGAAGGCAGCAGGCATCGACAACCGTGACGACGTTGTTGTCTGGTACGACGCCAGCCAGCTTGTCATCCAGCCAGACAAGGGTGACAAGATGCTCGGTCTTCACGACCGATTCATCGTCACCGACGACGCTGTTGCTCGTGAGTTGGGCGTTCCTGAAGAGGATCGTCTTGACAACAAGAGTGAAGAGTACAAGATGCGTGTCGGCGTCAAGATGGCCGACCCCAAGATGGCCATCTCAGGTGTACCAACCGAACCTCCTGCACCGGCCGCACCAGGCGGTGCCGCTGGGGGTGGTGGTCGCCCTTTACCGTAAGCCCTGGGCGGGGTAAGTCCCCTCAGGGTCCACGATCCGCACCAGCAAAGCTGCCATCTGAAAGGCGTGCCCGAAGAGGCTTGCCTCAGGACAGCATCACCGCTTCAGCAGAAGACTTCGGTCGCACGCTGGGCGAGTTCGATGTAAAGAAGTTGAGAGAGTTCCGTGAAATGGCCGAGCGTCACGTCACAACGGCTCTTCGCAAGACGTTGACTGCTGCGGCGGATCCGTCCGACTACATTGATCAGTCGTTCCTGGACGAGTTCGCTGTCCTTGCTGGCAACTCATGGGATGAGGCTCTTGGAGTGATCACCGGCATGTTCGGGCAACTTCCGAACCCCATCTACCAGTCTGTGATTGAGGCAGGGATCCGTGATTCCGTCCACTACTACGACGAACTGCTCCGTGCAGTCATCGGAAAGAAGGGGTTCAAGGAGCCTGTGTTCGGTGAGTTCCTGAAGGGTTCCAACGTCCAGTACGGAGATGTCCGCCCGTTGCTTTCGAGGCTCGGAGGCGGAACATCGGACGCAACGGTGCAGCTTGCGGGAGGTATCGCATCGGGCAACACGATGTCCGAATGGCTTCGAACGAACGGCATTGACACGAACAAGAAGATCTGGTTGTACGGCTACGACGACCCGAGGCGCACATTCAATGGACACCTACAGATGGACGGTTTGGTGTTCGAATCGTGGGAGGATGAGGGTTTGAAGATCTCCCCACAGGATGCCTGGCTTCGCCGCACTCACTACCAGCCAGGTGACCACTTCGGCTGTGCCTGCGTTGTGGCACCCTACATCCCGAACTTCGGCCCGGAATTCCAGTTGGAGCTACCCGTCTAAGACCGACTTGACAATGCTCTAGCATTGTGGTATGGCTGAACAGGAAATTGTCCACACTTACGAGCCGAACGCTGGTACCCCATTCGTCATGGTCATCGCCAAGGAGGGCGTTCAGACTGTAGACGGCCGTGAGTTTGCTGCCGGTGCTATCGACTGGCGTGAGCTACCTATCCCACTCATGATGATCCGTGAGAACGACCCGACAGGAAGGGGCGGACACAAGTCTTCCCGTGCCGTTGGTGCCATCTCAGAGATCTGGCGTGAAGACAACGAAGAGGGATTCGGAACCATCTACGGCAAGGGATTCTTCTCTTCCGATGCCTCGGGTGCTGAGGCACGCCAGCTTATCTCAGAGGGTGTGATCTCTGGTGTGTCTGCCGACGTTGGCGGTGCCGTTGTTGAAGAGCTAGCCACCACTGACGATGGCGAACTTCGCAAGATCATCCGTCGTGGTTCGATCGTTGCTGTCACCGCACTCCCGATCCCAGCTTTCGATGACACAAAGATCAGCGTAGATCACGCTGACGTGATCTTGGCGTCGGCAGGACCAGAATGGTCTCCAAAGTCTGAGTGGTTCGATAACCCACGTCTTGATGGTCCTACCCCGATCACGGTTACGGCTGATGGTCGAATCTACGGCCACGCTGCTGTGTGGGGCACTTGCCACGTCGGCTACCGTGACCGCTGTGTCACACCTCCACGATCGAAGAGCGCATACCAGTACTTCAACGTAGGCAACGTCCTGACGGCCGATGGCAAGACAGTCAATGTCGGTAGGCTCACGGCCGGTACGAACCATGCGGCAATTGAGTTCGGCGCTCAGCCAGCCAAGGATCACTACGACAACACCGGATTTGCCGCAGCGTACGTCCACTCAGGTGAAGACGAGCACGGTATCTGGTTCGCTGGAACACTGTCCCCGACCGCAACCCCAGAGCAGGTCGCAGTTCTCCGTGCCTCGTCCGTTTCTGGCGACTGGCGTCAGATCAACGGTGCCCTGGAACTGGTCGGTATCTTGGCAGTGAATACCCCTGGCTTCCCGATCCCACGTGCCCGTGCAGGTCTCGTTGCCGGTGCGCAGGTTAGTCTCATTGCATCCGGCATCTGCCCGTGTGAGGTTGACGACGGAACGTCTGAGGAATTCGCACCCGAGGAACTTGCAAAGAAGCCGTGCAAGTGCAAGGACTGTGAAGATGGGAAGGAATGCCCTGAAGAGGAAATGAACGAAGAGCCGGAAGGCGAATCAGAATCTCTTTCGGCTGATGACATCAAGGCGCAACTGCTCTTGCTTGATCTTGCCATGTGGGAATCCTCCAACAAGAAGAACAAGAAGAAGGCAAAGTGCTGAGCTAGAGCCAATAGGAATGGGGCGGTGAGAGGACAACTCTCACCGCCTCTTCTCATTTAATGGCCAAGGTGTCACAGACGCTATTAACCAACAAGTACAGTTGTACTTATGAGCGATCAGGAACTACTTGAGGAAGTCGAGATTGACTTGGCACTTCTTTCGGATGACGAGCTAGTCGAGTTTGAGGCAGCGCTAGTTGCTGACTACACCGAGAAGCGAGCAATCGAAGAGCTAGGTGTTGAGGATCTTTCCGAGTTGAAGGCAATCTCGGAGACCATTGACGCAGTTCGTGCGGAAATGGTTGGCCGTGTTGAGCTAGCAGAGTCGGACGATGCCGTCTCCCAGGTTCAGGGCGATGCGTTCCTCGCAAAGATCGCAGCCCGCAAGGCAGCAGCCGCTCAGGCCGCAGCCGACGAGGAAGAGAAGGCAGAGGCTGCTGCAAAGACCGCCGAGGTCGTCGCAGAGGCTCCTGAGGCTGCTGTCAAGGCTGAGGCTGCCGCACCTTCGATCGTCATCACGCCGAAGGACATCAAGGGCGATGTGAAGAGCGATGCACCGGAGTCCACCGGAATCGTTGCAGCCGCAGGTTCCCGTCGCTACGCTCCGGGTACCGAGCTACCTAACCTTCGTGCAGTTGCAGAACTGTTCACGGAGCGTCGTCCAGAGGTTCGTGGTACCGACAAGGGCACCGATGGTTCCCGCTACCTAGTCGCTTCCGTCACCGGCAAGTACGAAGACGAGCGCACGCTAGGTGATGACGCCATCTCCAACATGGAGAAGATTGAGGCGATCACCTCCCCAGCAGCCATCACGGCTTCCGGTGGTCTTTGCGCCCCGCTCACCCCGTACTACCCGCTCACCGTCTACGGTGATGCTCACCGTCCGGTCCGTGACAGCCTCCCTGTCTTCAAGGCAGATCGTGGTGGTATCCGCTTCATGCCAGCCCCACGCATCACCGATCTTCAGGGTTCGACCCGTCGCACCACTGCGGCTCAGGATGCGGCTGGATACACCAACCAGACGCCAGCCGGTACGACTGCTCCAAAGCCGTCGCTACACGTCACCTGTGAGTCTGAGCAGACCTCCATCATCCAGGCAGTTTCCCGCTCCCTGACCTTCGGTAACATGGGTGCCCGCACCTACCCGGAGCAGGTTGAGGCATGGCTGAAGCTGGGTCTTGCTGAGTTCGCTCGCTACACCGAGATCGAGTTGCTGAACGCAATCTCCACGGCTTCTACTGCCCTAACGGCGCAGCAGTTGCTCAGCCCGACGTACTCGCTACTGGACCAGATTTCCTTGATCACGACCAGCTTCCGTGCACGTCACCGTCTCGCACAGGACATGAAGTTGCGTGTCCTCATGCCGTTCTGGGCAACGGAGATCATCCGTGCGGACATCGCTGCACAGGCAACCGGTGACGGTCTCAACCGTTACAACGTCTCGGACGCTCAGATCACTGAGTGGTTCAGCCTACGTGGCGCAAACGTCACGTTCTTCCAGGACACGACGACCGCCGCTGGCGTTCCGTTCACCGATCCTGTGTCGGCTGGTGTTCTTCAGTCGTGGCCGAACTTCATTGAGTGGTTCATCTTCCCAGAGGGTAGCTTCCTGTACCTAGATGGTGGTGCGCTTGACCTAGGTCTCGTGCGTGACTCCACCCTCAACAGCCAGAACGACTACCAGATCTTCTACGAAGAGTTCTTTGGTCTAGCGTTCATCGGACTTGAGTCTTTCAAGGTCACGTCCAACGTCTGCCCGAACGGTCTAACCGCTGGCACGACCACAGCAACCAGGAACTGCGCAAGCATCGGCTCCTGAGTCGAAAGGTAGTTAAGAGGAAAGGGACCGAGCAATCGGTCCCTTTCTTCATTTACCATGAACAATTCGGAGTAGGATAGAACACATGGAAGTCTTCGAAGGACCACAGCTAACACCTCCAACTATCTCGCTTCTTTCCTCTGCTGAGATTGTTCCGATGGACGGGGATCGTTGGATCTCTGGATTTGATCTCATCAACGAAGGAACGGAAACAGAACTTCCTGGTGGACCTTCTGTGTTCATCGTTTGCCCTGACGAGGGCACTCTGAAGTCGATCGGCTTCTCTGGTGTGAATGAGGCGTACGACCCGTACGTGCTGTACGCAACAGACAAGTGCTCCACATGGCCAGCGAAGCGTGAGTTCTACGACCGTGCACAGCGCAAGCTGTTGACGGGTGAGGCGTTCCTTCTTGAGTACCAGCTTTGGGCTGGGCTGCTCAACAACCCCTTCCTTGCTGATGGCGCAGGAACTAAGAACGCTACGGCGACACAAACTGTTGCACTCACGGCAACTTCGGCAAAGGAGGCTATGGCTGTCCTAGAGCAGACCATGAGCCAGGCATCCGCTACCCGTGGCATGATCCACATTCGACCGCAGGTGCTCTACCCGCTCCTAGAGGCTCAAGTCATTCGCAGAGTCGGTAACGTGTACCTCTCGCCGCTGGACAACATCGTCGTTCCTGGTCGTGGCTACCCTGGAACCGGCCCTGCCGCTGAGGCTGTGGGAGCTACCGAGTGGATGTACGGGCACCCTGGCATTGTTCAGGTTCGACGTGGACCAGTCATCCGTTTGGGAGAAGACGATCTTGCATCTCAGGTTGACCGATACGTCAACGACCGATTCGTCATTGTCGAACGTGTCGTGAACGTTGCTCTTGATTCGTCCAAGGGCGTGTTCGCCATTGAGTTCAACTCAATCAGCTAGACTGGCTGGGTGGCCGAATACACAGATCACCTCTACTGTGAC